GTAGTTTGCTAGAGCTGCTCAATCGGCACTCTGGCATTTATCATACAATGGTTAATAGTTTTCTCTCTGGACCCAGAAATACCGCAGATAAAGACACTCTTTTAGACGAAAAAGTGCATGAGGTATATTCGTGCGCCTTGAAATTTGACCCATCTAAAAATACAAAGTTTCCAACTTATTTAGCTAACCACACAAAATGGAAATGTTTAGGAGTTTTAAATAAAAAGAAAAAACATCAAGAGATTTCTTTTCAGGATGATAATTTTTATATTGAACCTCATTGTGAATCTTTTTTAGAAAGCTTGAGCAAACACGAGATTTTAAATATACTTTCAAAATTTTTAGAGAAAGAAACTGACGATAGAGTAAAAAAAATAATTGACAAAAGGTATAATGTCGATAATCATAAGCTCACACCTTGGAAAATTATAGCTGAGGATCTTGACATGAGCATTCAAGGCTGTATAAATATTCATAATAAATTTTTAACTAAAATTAATAAACAAACTAAATATGTATAATTCAATAACTGCTGCCGCTTATCTGGTTAAAGACCCAGAATCTAGAACAACTTCAACTGGTAAAAAAGTTGTAAATTTAAGAGTTGGGATTTCATCATCTAATGTAAAAGATAAATGTTACGTTGATGTCCAGTATTGGGATAAACAAGCTGAAATAGCTGAAAAATATCTTTCTAAGGGTAGAGAGTTTATTGTTCAAGGAGAACTTTCAATGTCGTCTTGGGAAAAAGATGGTAAAAATTTTAGTAGGTATTTTATAAAAGGTAAAGATTTACAGTTCCTTTCATCTAAGAAAAAAGAGTCTGATGATTCTACTGCTACTACAAAAGAAGAAAAAGTAGGCGAAGAAGTTCCTTTTTAATGAAGGTATTATTAGAAGCGCCTCTAAATAATTTAAGTTTTGGTAATGTTTCTATAAACATTCTAAAAGAATTATATAAAAAAAACATTGAGATAGGGCTTTTCCCTATGGGAGATGTTTCAGTAGATGCTTTTTCTTTAGATGAAAATCTTAAAAAATATATTGAAGATGCTGTCAATGACAGATTTAAGTTTTTATCTGAGGACATACCATCGTTAAAACTGTGGCATATAAACGGCGCTGATAATAGAAAAAATAAAAATCAGTTTTTATATACATTCTATGAATGTAACCAGCCCACTGAAATAGAATCTGCAATAGTTGGTAATCAACAAAAGGCGATCTTTAGTTCAACTTATGCAAGAGACCATTTCGAAGCTAAGGGTTTAGACAATTGCGACGCTGTTCCTTTAGGTTTTGACGATTCCTTTAGAGTCACTAACAAAACTTATATGAAGGATTGTATTCATTTTGGTTTGATGGGTAAGTATGAAAATAGAAAACACACCCAAAAAATCATTAGGACTTGGTTAAAAAAATATGGCAACAATAATAAATATTTACTTACTTGCTGTATAAACAATCCATTTTTTCAACCAGAACAAATGAAAGGTTTGATCAATCAAACTTTGGAAGGGAATCATTACAACAACATTAATTTTCTTCCACATTTAGCCACTAATTCAGAAGTTAATGAATATTTAAATTCAATAGATATTGATCTTGGTGGCCTTTCTGGTGGGGAGGGTTGGAATTTACCATCATTTAATGCAACCTGTCTTGGCAAATGGAGTATTGTTTTGAATTCTACCTCCCATAAAGATTGGGCAAACAAGGATAACTCAATTTTGATTGAACCATCAGGAGAAATGGCGGTTAGCGATGGGGTATTTTTCAATGATAACCAAGCTTTCAACCAAGGGACTTTTTATACTTGGACTGAAGATGAAGCTATTTCAGCGATGGAATTAGCTGAATCTAAGATGGGACAAGTTAACACAGAGGGTGTCAAAATGGGAGACAAATTGACCTATGAAAATACTGTTGATTCTATTTTATCCCTTGTTTTTAAGGGTTAAATGATTGGCATATTTAATGTTGATATATAGAGCATTATGAACACACTATTTAATTTACTAAACGAACAAATACAATACCCAGTCGAATCGACAGATAATAAAGATGCTTATGAAATTGAACTTTCATTTGCTGGTTTTTCTAAGAGTCAAATAAAAATAACCGCCACGGACAACCTATTGACTGTGGAAGCTAAAAATAAAAAAGATTCTAAGAAAAGAATTGTCAGACTTGCTAATCAAGTTTCTATAGATCACATAGTAGCTGAATATACTCATGGTTTATTGAAATTAACATTACCTAAAAAAGGTGTAAATGAAGGTAAACAAATAAAAATTACTTAATGCCTATTTACGTTTACAAACATCCCGACAAAGAAGAATATATTGAAATAATTCAAGGTATGAATGATAAACATTCTTACGAACAAGATGGTTTAGCATGGGAGCGAGTTTTTCTCGCTCCTAATGCGTCCATCGATGCTGATGCTGACCCATTTAATAGTAGACAGTTTGTAGATGCAACTGCTGCAAAAAAAGGAACTATGGGAGATATGTTAGATTATTCTAAAGAGCTTAGTGAAAAGCGAGCGCAAAAGAATGGTGGGGTTGATCCTGTAAAAGAAAAATATTATGAAAATTATTCAAAAGCTCGAAATGGAGCTAAACACATCAATCAAGTAAAAGAAAAAGGTTACGAAAGTAAAAACGTAAAAATTGATTACGATTAGTACGGCGTTCCGCTTAATGCAAGCCCTACAGTTTCATTTACAGGGAATGTAAACGAAGCGTCAAAAGACATAATACCATTTACTGGAATTGATGAACTGTAAGATTCTAATCTAGCATCGGACACTGAATATTTAAGTTTTTCAGGGACTTGTACAGCTGAAACATTACTTAGTTTAAGATTAGTAGTGCCCACACTAGTAAACTGAATATCATTATAATTAGCTAAAAGCGGGCTTGTTGTTACCTCTACTTGATAAGTACCATCAGAATTAAATAAAGTTCCAGCTGCTGGAGTAGGCATTGTAAGTTTGATTCCACCTGCTGTCCTATCTGATATTGTAAATGTAATTAAAACTCTTACTGCTCTTAAAGGTAATGGATCTGTCTGCGTTAAAGTTTGTGTATCTGGTGTATTAAAGTGCACTAAATTAGAAGCAGAAATAATAGTAACTTTCGAAGCGTCTGAAGAACTCCAATTACTGTACCCCTCAGAAAAAGTTCCATCTACGGCGTAATCATGAGAGCTGCTAGCACTTAAAATTAAATCAAAATTATACTTTTGTTCTGTATCCAAAACGCCAGTTATATTACCGTTTCCATAACCTGATACCAATGATGATATAGAAAATGATCCATTAGCTGGCATTTCAGCTTTTCTATCATAAGAAAAATCACTCCCAAAACCATAATTAGAAACTCTTTGTAAAGCCACTGACATATCAACAGATTGGACTAAATGGCTGCCAGAGATAGCTTGACCTCCTACTTGCAAGTTTTCAAAGGATATAGAACTGTTAGAATCATTCGGCGTTGGGACTTTTGGATCTTTAGTACCATTATCAAAAACAAAATTTAGAAGCCCTACATTATTATTGTTACCCTCAAGTAAATTTATAGCTGGCGATTCCATACTAGTGCCAGTCAATTTTTCAAACTTTGTGTTTGATGCTACATAGGAAGTAGTAACAATTGGTAAAGAGTTTACTCCATAAGTTAATCCATAAGAAGTTAAAAAACAGTTTCCAAAAGCGGCAGCTTCAAAACCAGCGAGGTTTACTGCTGACCCACCAACTGTAACTGAATCTAGCGCATCTTTGCCATCATCGGGGCTATTTATAATTAAAAAATTAGTATTTTTAGGTAATGAACCAGCAAGAGCTTGAACGCTAGTGGCGTAAGAATTACCCCCACTTATAAAATTACTATTTATTTCATTCTGTAACTTAGCCTCTGGTATATATGATAAGGTTAATTCTACATCTGGCTGTATAAAAGTATTATCAATACTAAAGTTCTGCGAGCCTAACTGCTTTGATTTTTCATGAGGGAAGGCAATAGAAAAACTGGCGTTTTGAACATTATTAATTAAATTTAAATCAATATTAGTCGTTTTAAATGATCCAGTATCATTACTTGCGGCGACTATTGCTTTTTGACTCTGTATTATAGCTCTTGACATTTTAAACCTCTGTTGGAATTACACCTAACGGATCTTCGACAAAGTTTACACTTAAATTATTTGTGTTACTATATACCCAAGTATGAGTCCAAGTAGGACAATAATAAACTTTTGGTCTGTTATAAACGGATGGTATTTGATGTTCAAACCTCCTATAGCCAGCTTTATTTTCTAAAAAATGCAACATGGACTTTAGCTGATGATTAGATATGTTGGTGAAGTTATAAGCTATATCAAATTTAGCTATATTTTTTGTGTTTTTATCTCCACCTAATCTCTGAGTAAAAGAATTATTAAATTGAACAATATCTGATTTTATACCCACTTGAAATTCTTGGTTTTGATCAGGCTCAAAGAAAAACTTTTGAGTCCAACTAGTTGATGCACCAGTCGGGCTATTAGCAGAGGATGAAGTATGGTCTTCAGTACAATAAAAGAAATTGTTTAAGTTGTTTGTATTAACACCAGAAAAAACAACATCGTATTTTTTATATCCTCTCGACGGAACCCAGTTTTGGAAATCTATATTTGTAAAATTATTACCTGACCAATTCAACAGATTGGGGGCTGTATCAATTGTCACTGCCGCTGACACATTGAAGTTTTGATTATTCTCAACTGTTACTTGATAAGAATTACAAAACCCAGTTACATTTTTATATATTCCAGAGTTATCAGCATTAAACTCCATCGGTAAAAATCCAGACTTACTTTCAAAAAAGTTAGCCAGCTTTCTGGCATCAGTTTCATTAGTTAAATAGCCTACATTAAAATTAGCTATTAAACTATTTAAAGATAAAGGCACAAGATCATAGTAAAAATCATCAGTAATAAAAGTGTTCAAATTAGATTGAAACTGAGCTGTTGACCCATAAGTTGGAGTTAAGCTTAAACCAGTAAGATCTGCTGGCGCAGTAACCCCAGAAATATTTCTATCTCTGTTGTAAAGTAAATTTTCTGATTCTAATCCTGTTAAAGTACTCATGATGTATGCCCCATATAATTAAGAGTTAATCTCAAACTTCCATCTGAAGATGCACTTAAAGATTCACTTACTAAACAAGCATTAGGCACTGAGGCATCAACAAGAGTTGGGCCGCCATTTCTACCATTTACTTTTAAATTAACTGTCCTACTGCTTTTACCTGTTTCTAAAAAATTTCTACCATTTTCCATAAAAGCGTCATCAACTTCTACTTGAACCGCAGCAGTAATATTTAAAGGAGGTATAAACTTAACTTCTGTGGGTGCTTTATCACCTATTGAATAGTAAGGTTTTCTATTGCAAGTTACTGCATAGTCAAAGCCTATAACTCTATTAGTAGAGCTATTGTCACATGTAGCAGTAATGCCGCCTTGACTTGGTATGCTTAAGCTTGGAGCTGTAGCAGAGCCTGAAGCGTTTGCGCCACTTCTCATTTCATCATAAACGACAAAAGAACAAGTTTCTTTTACAGGTGCTCCGACTGCACAATTTATTGACCAATTGTTAAGGTATCCACTTTGAAATCCATAAGATTCTCCGTTGTAATGAATGCTGCCTGATAAGTTATTAGATCCAGTAAAAGAACTACTTCCGCCAACTCCAGAAGCTACAACAGATTTGTAAACTAAATCTCTAGTAAAAGAAAAATTTTGCTGCGTTTCTCCATTGACGGTTGTAACACCATTGCTAAACCCTAAAGGATTTATTGTACTAACAGAATTAGAATACGAAAAATCAACAGTATTTATTCCAGAGACCTCTTCGCCCTCTAAAAATAGCCTTGAATCGTAATTTAATTTAGTGCCAAACATTAAGCTGAGAGCATTCCTCCTAGTCTTGTTTCGTCAGCTATAACCCCTTTAACGGCATCTTTTAATCTCACAGCTAAACCTTTATCAGCAGCTCCTGCATCAGCTGAAGCATTTTGATTAACAGATCCATTAGAATTAACTACTATATTTATATTGGTGTCTCCTTTAGTTATAGAGGTGCTACCACCTCCCATAGAAGCTCCAGAATTTAAAGCTTGTAAATTAGATGCCCCAATTCTTGAGGTTGCAGCAGCGTTCATTACAAATTCACCGCCAGATAACATTGCTGGAACCGTGTCAACACCAGCAGCGTAACCGACTCCACCTCCACCAGCCATGTATGGGATCATTCCTCCCATGGGTCGAGCTGTAGGAAATAAAGCATTACTTAAAGAACCTAGCCCTACAGGCAATTGAGGCTCTACAAATTGCCCGTGTCCCAGTGGAGATTTTATTTGTGCACCTGCAAATGGATTTGGTACAGTTTGATCAATAAGACTATTTAAAGGAGCAAATGGATTTTTAAATGGGGCTGGTCCACCTGTTAGTGCTGCAAATGGATTTCTATTAAATTTAGGTATAGGTTTAGAATTAACCCCTTGAAACATTATGTCTCCTGCACCTTGGAGGATTGTTTGTCCTCCCATACCTTGACCTTTAAAAGATTGCACCATCAAAGGTAATGCTTTTGGTGTTACTGCTGTAGCAACTGGGATGCCTTTTGGAGCAGATGATGGCAGTGGGGCAAAATCACTGTCGAAACCAAAATTTTGAAGCACAGGATCTGCTGTAGTTTTCCTACCTCCAAACAAATTACCTAATCCACCCCCAAAGACAAAACCACTTAGAGCGGCCATTCCAAGAGACGCAAGTAATCCTTTTCTTTGTTGTTTTTTAGCTTCTGCTTGTTGCCTAAGCTGTTCTTTACGTTGTTCGTCTGCTTGTAGTTGTTGTACAAATAAATTAAATGCTTGAGATTTAGCCTCTTGAGTTTTCTTGAAGGCTGGACTCATAGATCTACCTAAGCTCGTCATCGCAATGCTTTCAGGGGCTAAAGCTATAGCTGCAAAATTAGCTCCACTGACCATTCTGTCAGCCGATGTAGAGGTTCCAGTTTGAGTTGCAAATCCTAGCAAATTAGATTTTCCTGTGATTGCACCTTGGCCATAACTTCCTGGGACAAACATCCCTCCGTTAGCAAACTTTGGAACAGCTCCTTGGTTTAGAGCACTCATAAATCCAGTTCCATATTTATTTACAGAACTTTTTCTCATTACAAACTCTCCACCAGTTAGTAGAGTAGGAACATCATCTCTAGTTCCAGAACCACCTCTTATCATTCCACCGCTATTTTTTAATCCAATAAATCCTAAAACAGTTGATAAAATATTACCGCCGCCGCCACCGCCGCCGCCATCTACGATACTATCAACAGCTTGCTTCATGTAAGCTTTTGACATCATAGTAAAGAAATCTGTAGCAGCTAATCTTAAAGTCTCTCCTAAACTTTTACCTTGGACAATTGCATCTACTAAACCGTTAGTTATTGAATCTACAAAATTTTCAGATGCATCATCTAAAACATCTCCAAGCTCTTTCGCTCTCATGAGCGCTGCTTGCCCAATAAGTCTTTCATCCTCAGGTTTATCCCTAAGTTTACCCATTTCACCTAGAAAATCAATCTCTCTAGTTAACCTACGTCTTTCAAAACCAGTTGCCGTGGCTCTTTGAAACTGTAGATCAAAAGTATTTAATTTATCTATAGCATCGATTGCAGCTTTCTTTGAAGCTTTTGCCAAAGTCATAGTAGCGGCATTTCGATCACTTTCAATTTTTGCAATTTCATTTGCAAATTTTAGATTGCTTTCAAAAGTGTCAATATTATATTTTAATATATCCTCTTTAAATTTACCCTCTGTTCTTTCAGCGATTGTAGCAAGACTTGTAGAAAAGTCTCTCAAATCTTGTATCGAAAGTTCATTTGGATTTAAATTTAAAATTCTTTTAATTCCTTCAGGAGCATCTTTTAATTTAAGATCCTTACTCTCGCTTATTATTTTTTGAGCTAAGGTTCTAATTCTTGTAGTGTCTGCTATTTCTTGATTTAAAATTGTTCTATCACGAGATACACCAAATCTTTGGTCAGATGTAGCTAAACCCGCTGAGATTAGAGCGCTTCTAGCATTAAGACCTCTTTGTCTAGCTGCTTGCCCTTCTCTAACCCCTTTTGAAATTTCAAAGACACGCGCTAAAGCTTCAGTTTTGTTAATTAATTTTAGGTCAGCATCTGCCAGTTTTTTATTAGCTTCAAAAGCGGCATCTCTCCGATCTCTATAAGCTTGAATAATTTCATCAAAAACTTCTTGAGATTCTATACCTAAATCCTTTATTTGCTTCACAAATAAAGTCTCCTCCATAGCCTCAGCCTCTGCATTTCTTATTGCACCCTTCAAGCCTGTTTCACTGAGCGCTCCAAACTTAGCCTTCTCTACCAATTTCATAGCTTTTCCAGCCAAATCTGGTAAGTTTGCCACAGCGCTTAAAGCTCTTTCTATTTCTTCCGTATTAGTTAATGCATCATCAAAGAAATCTGGATCTTCCTCGTTAATTCTTTTGAATTCTTCAAAAGGTCTTTTTTCACCGCTTGGGAGAAACAGCCCTCTATCACGTTGATCCCTCATTGCCTTAACAACTGAATCAACATCGAATCCTTTTAAAACTCCAGATATTAAAGCTTGCCTTAATGTTTCATCAGTAAGAGCTTCATTAAAGCCAAGCACACCTCCTCTATTTATTTTTTTGTTAGGGTCACGATCTTGCCCAGAAATTACTGATTCAATCTGTTCATTGATTCTACTTTGTTGAACTTTTGTAAATTGAGATAAACCAAAAGTAGATTTTTCTATTTGGTCAGTAAATTTATCTAGTGCTTTACTGTTTGCATCATTTAAGCCTGATGTTTCTCTAAATATATCATTAAATACTTTAAAACCACCTGCTACCACTCCAACAGCAATACCTAACTTTCCTAATCCTACAAGCAAAGAACCAGATTTTCTAGTAAGACCGCCCACAAACCCCTTTTGTTTGCTTGCTACCATACCTCCTCCTAATTGACCTAAAGCTTGACCAGCTAATAAGCTTGTTGTTATTGTAGACGCAGCGCCTGATAAACTATTTGCAAATTTAAATATACCATCTTCAGCATCTGAAGTTGCACCTGTCAATAAACTTAAACCCATTTGAACCCCAAATATAGTACCAAGCATATCTCTTTGACCTGTAGTGGTTTCATCTGAAGATTTTCCTAAGCCATCAATACTTTCAGATGCTTTTCCTGCTTTACGGTCTAAATTATCTACACCTTGGGTTGATGTAGCTTTTCTTTTTCCAGGAAACTTAACAATATAATTAGGTATAAATCCTTCAGCAGCAGGTATCGCTCCAGTAGGTTCATCTCTAGTATTAGTAACAGCAAGACCCATTGGGTTTGCTGAGTTTCTTAGTGTGCCTTTTTGATTGATTCTTACTTGGTTGATAGGAAGGCCAGCTGCGACTTCTCTATTGATAGCTTTATCTAAAGGACTAGAAGCATAATTAGGTATATATCCAGATGATGCCTTTTTAAAGCCCGCTGCCTCGGCTGCTAATATCATTTTTCCCCGCTCAGTGCCATCACTTAAAGCTTTTGTTATTAAACTACGAACAGCCGAGTCGCTAGCAGTTCTTTTTGCATCAGCTTTCTGTAAATCCTTATCAAATCTAAAAGCAGTTTTAAATTCATCTCCAGCTGGTCCAGTCTCTTCAAAATCGAATGGCGCTCTTTCACTTGCAGTAGTTTTAAACTCTTTTATTGCTTTTGCTCCCTTTGTAACTAGATTTACGGCTGATTCTAATATAGCACCCTCTCCTGATGTAGAAAATAAGGCTGCTGAGCTTTTACCTCTAGCTAATTTTGCTAGTTCAGATCTAGCCGCTTTAAGCTCATCATTTTTAAAAGCGCCCCCTAATAACATAGATCCATATTGGACCAAAGGTTTAGTAAAATACTGAGCTAGTTTTTGTCTATTCCTTGTTTCACTAAAACCCTTTTTCATATTATCCACGCTTTGCAGCTGAACATTCCTTAGAACAACTTGATTTACACCCATCGCTCTAAGAGCTTTAACACCTTCATTTGTCTGAGATACTTTTTTACTAGATAGAGTTAAACTTGTTGAATTATCTTTTTTCTCTTTGAAAAGTGACAGGATACCTAAATGATCTGCGTCATATGTTAAAACGCCAGCATTAGATTTCTTTTTGGCAACAGGCTTACCTGCTTGACTAACTAGCCCTAGTTTTTTATCTACAGCTTCTTTTCCAAATCCTGCGGTTAAAGCTCCGCGGTTGAAACGGCCACTATCAATAGCTTGATCTAAGGTAAGACCTTTAGTTTGACCGCTTGTGCTTTTAAAGGCAGCAAAGTTAGGAATATATCCACCAGCCGCTCCAACTGGCCTAGCGCCAGCTGGAAGTCCCATGGATGCCGCCATGTTCTGATTAAATATAGCAGAACCCCCACCAAAATTAGGAACAATAAATTCACTTGTATTGGCAACCATTGTGCCACGCTGCCCGCCACCAAAATTAAAATTAGGTATAGACACAGGTCTAGCTGAACGAGGAGCACCGCCAACACCGCGATTGATATCGGCTTGCTCTGACCCGAATGCTGAACCTCCAGCAAAATTAGGAATGTATCCTCCAGCGCCTCTGCCTTTTCTTGTTCCAGCTATGACTCCAGGTGCTACACGGCTAGCTATGTTCTGCATTCTTTGCATCACAGCTAACTGTTCATTAAGAGCAGTGGTAAAAAACTTAGTCTGTGCAAGTTTCTTTCCCTCTGTTGATAGTTGTGAATTTTCTATAGCTAGAATTCTTTTTTGGATATCAGAATTACCTAAAAGGGTTGAGGCTATCTGTCCTTGTACGGCAGCCTGTTCTTTTGCGGCTTTATTTAAACCAAAGAAAGTCCTCATAGAGCCTAATCCAAAGCTAACAAGATCCTTAGTTAGTTTACCGATAATAGCAGCAAAGACAGCCAATCCAGGCCCAGATATTACATTACCTATACCTTTTACTAAACCTTTGGCGATATCGCTTCCAGTTTCTTCATCTAGTAATCCTCTTAAATCTGAAACTAAAGTATTAAAAAATCCTAAAATATTTTGTAAACCCTCAGTAATTCCTATTTTACCTAAAGTGTCAAAAAGCTGCTCTACGTTTACTCTAGCCTCACTTATGGCAGCAGAGAGAGTTAAATTCAAAGCTGCATTACGTTCATAAGCAGCTGTCGTAGCATTAGCGGAAATTTCTGTTATTTTTATAGCCTTTGAGGTTTCATCATTATAATCCTCTAAAAGAGATATAAACGGAGCAACTTGGAATTTACCAACTAGGTTCTCGGCTATCTGAAGTCGCCTTGCATCAGGAAATGATTGAAGGACACCTGCTAAATTCTGTATAATTTTTGTTGCAGATAAAATTTGTCCAGCACTATCAGTGACTGTAACACCTAGATCCTCCATTGTTGTTAATTTATCAAGACTTTGTATTCTTGTAAAAATCGTCTTGAATGAGTTACCTATAACTGATCCACCTCTAGAAGTTTTTTCTTGAACGGCACTAACAATACCAACAAGCTCATCAAACGACACTCCTGCCTGTCCAGCAACAGCACCAGCTCGCTTAAAAGCTTCAGCCAAGTCTCTCTCTGACACCGCTGCACTTTTAGCGGCTTCTGAAAATTTATTAACTACCTGAGCACTTGTAATCCCCGCAGTTTTAAAACCGTTTATCGCTGAAGTAAGTCCAGCGACCGCATCTGCCGCACTCTGTCCAGACAATCTACTTAAAATCAAAGAATCATTTAACCTTTTAACAACTTCCTCAGCAGCTAAACCTTGACGACTTAATTCTAATGCGGCAGTCGAAACAGTTTCAAAAGACTGTTCAGTATTTCTAGCGACATCAAAAATTTCTTTTTTAAACTTACTTAGCTCCCCAGTAGACGCACCCAAGATAGCATTTATGGCAGCCATCTGTTTCTCAACTTGAATTGTTACTACAACTAATTCTTTAAAGCTATTTGTAACGCTTCTTAAAACTCCAACAGAAGCACCGAAAGCCAAAACACGGGCGTTAGCAGCCTCCATTGATTTGGTAAATTCATCAGCTTTTCCTGTGATTCTACCTAACGGTTGAGATAAAGCTTCAACACTTCTAGCGTTCGCTCCTACGTTAATCTTAAGATTTCTGCCCGCAGCTTTAGCTGCGTCTTGAACGCTTTTTTCTAATCCTACAAATTTTGCATTTATTTCTGCTGCCATATGTCCGTAAACCTTTTATGTTTAATTACACAAGGATTTACACATCATGGCCCGCTAATCGCATCATTTGTTCCATATTTAATTTACCACCATGCTTTTCTAACTCTTCAGATAAGCTAACTGTTTTGCCTTTTCCTGCGACTGTATCAATATCTTGCTTAGTCGCTCCAAAGACAGCTGTTGCATCAGCATTCTCATCTATGCCGCCAGAGTTTTTATTTTTATTCATCTGAGCATCGCTAAAAGCAATTAACTGCTCAGGATTATCTTTTATATTGTCTGGTATATCTGGAACATTTTGAAAAATATTAAAAAACATTCTTCCGTAAGCGGCTACTTTTAATTGATAAATAGTAAGGTCTACGACTGGTCTACCATAAAACTGGGCCATGTTTTCGCATGATGATAAATACATGCTAAAGAAAGGTCTTAAAACAGCTTGTTGTATTACTGAATCAGAAAACTTTAATCCAATATCTTGTTGTATCTTGGCTATATCTGAAACCTCCCAAGTTTCTAACTCTGCAAATTGATCATCTGAATATAAATAATCTTTTAAATCAACATCCTTATAAAGTAAACATCTTAAAAGCTCATCGCCGCTTCTTACTTGCGCGTAATCTTCAGCAGTTTTACCTACAATCTCTTTCCTTTTTATAGCAAGATCCGCAAGCTCAGCTCTGCGCTTTTTTAAATCATCTTGAAGAACCTCTCTCTGGGACGGCAAAAAAGTGGCTTTTATTGTTTCTTTTAAACCCTCTACTTCATTTTCTAGTGATGCAATTTGAGAATCGTCATCCTCCGTCCAAATCTCATCTTTAATAACAGCAGCTATCCTTTCAGCCTCTGTTTCTAAACCTCGATCTAAGGCTAGTTTTTTATATTTCTCATAATACTTATGGAGATACCTTTGATCTCTTATACTTATGTGTTTTAGATAAACATCTTTTTTATCTATTTTGCATTCAGTATAACCATCAAAAGCCTCGCCTATTAAAGAGATATAAAATTCTTCATTCAAAGCTCACCTTTTTCCATTTGTTCAATTAAGTTATTAAACTCCTCAGGTTTTGAAGCCTGATTAAAGAACCAGAAAGCTAAAATTGTTGTAACTTTTTTTACTATTTCTTGGTAAAACTCGTCACTACTGTCCTCTTTATCATAATAATCTTTTGTCTTTGCTTCAAAATCATCCCCTGTAAAATAAGGCACAGGAGCTTCGTCTGACTCACTCTGTACGTGAGTTAACATTAAAGTATACCACAACAAAAGTTTGTTTTGAGCTTTTGTATCAGCTGTATGGTCAAACAAGGAGTGCATATTAGATTCAAACTCGACAAGTTTTTTCTTTGAAACGGCTAGATCATCTTTAATCTTTTCTAGCTTTTCTTTTTGTTTTTCTGTTGGCTTTTCAACAGAATCCATTCTGACATACTCATTTTGTAAAGTTAAAAGATCTTTATAAATTTTACCGTAATTTTCACTTTCATCATCGGTATACATTCCACCAGTGTCGCTATATTTTTTGAAAAGCATAGCTCTTGTTAGAATACCTTTTTTGACGCATTTGCTCATCTCAACTGAGTATTCAAGCTCAGCTTCCTCAAGTTCTCTCCTTGATGGTCTTTTTAATCTAATTACATAAGGTACTTTTTCTTTTACCTTTTTAATTTTTTTAATAACATCGCCAGTTTTTTTGTCTTTTCTGGATGTTTCTTTTTCTACTTCTTCCTCTCTATCGAGGGAGAATGAATATAATTCTTTAAATTCCATAGCCTTTTTCCTTATTTAAATATGAAAGTAACAGTATAATTATCTAACTTTGAGTCTAAATTTCTAATTGATTCATTGCCAAAGTCTAAAATTCTTTTCCTAATCCAAGAAACTTTGTCATCTGTGAAATGATCGGCGGCTCTCAAAACTGAATGATACTCGTTTGGTATTTCATTATAGAGCTTTTCATAATGAAAATCGTGGTCTTTCTTCATATCCTCAACCATCATTAACATTAATTTAAATAGTGATGATATTTCAGATGTAGAATCTTTGGATAATTTTTTTTTAGCGTTCATGGCAGAATACTATCTTATTATATAAATAAAAGTGTAAAAATCTACATGGCTGGGTTTTTATCTGAGAATCAAATAAATAAAATTAATACTTTGGCAGACACGCTTCATACGACATTTGCCCAAACTATTACTGTGTACAAAAATGCTAAAAAAACACTAATAGCATCAACTACTTCTTGGAACTCTCTATATAGAAGAACAAATACAGGATCTAATACTTCAGTTGAATATACTACAATTTCAGATACTTTCGATGCTAGAATTTACTATGTTGATTTAGAAAAAGAATATTTAGCTGACGAGGCTGGAACTGGACAGGTTGGCACACAAAATAAAGTAATTCTGCCAGATGGTAGCGTAAAAATGGTTGTAAAAGAAACTGCATACAACTTCATAAGAGAAGCTAGGAGAGTTGAGTTTGATGGCAGAAAATTTGCAATAAAGAGCGATGGAAAGCCTAGAGGGTTAACAAGCAATAGGTTTTTTACTTTTTTGCTTACTCCGATTGATGAATAATTATGGTTGATAGGGAAGTACAGAATGCTATAAAAAAACAAGCACCTAGAGTTGGTAAATCTGCTTTAAAAAAGGAGGTAAATACCAAATTTAAAAAGATTAAAAAAGAAATGATACAGGAGTTTTTAAGTCTTCCTGTAACACAAGAACTTCTAGGTGGTCCTGATGCCCCAAATATAAGTGGCACACTAAATGGTTTTACGAGCCTATTTGCCTTTATAGGTTTTGATGCGGGTGATCAACCTATAGCACCTATATTAAATGCCTTAGAAAGAACTCAATTACAATATTCAAAAGAGCTAAAAGAGAGCCGTAGAATAGGCGGAAAGTTTATCGTAACACTGCCTACAGCTGAGCAAATATTTTCAATGACACCGATGCCTTGGGCTATTGGTAGGAGTTGGGCGCAAGGGATAGAAACAGGAATTTCTGGTTTAGGCTTCCTTTTAAGAAAAAAAGGTAAAGGTAGATCGGGCGCTGCGCTTCAAAGTCGTGTAAAGGTAAGAGGGGGTAGATTTAAAAATACCGCTTATATATCATCATTTATAAAGAAATATGAGAAAAGGTTTCGAAATTTAAAATGAAAGCACAATTTCAACATAATTTAACAACATCATTTTTTCTTTGGTTTGATAACTTTTTGCTGACCAAAGGAGAGGCTTTTTCTAATAAAGAAGGTCAACTTTTTTATTATTCCGATCCTAGATTAGACGCAAAATATAGAGCTTTTGGAAGCCCTTACAAACAATGGGTTACAGACTCCTCAATCTCAGGAGCTAACATACCATCTGGAGTTTTCATAGGTGGATCTTTTTCAGGTAGAAATGATGGAGTTGTTTTAGATTTTGACAATGGCAGGTCATTAGTATCAGGTTCATCTACTGATTTAACCGTAACTGGAGAGTTTGCGGTAAAAGATTTTAATGTATATATCACTAATGATACTGAGGAAGATTTAATTATAGAAAATAAATATGTTGTAAATTCAAGACTGCCATCTGCTGCAGAAGGCGCAATTGCACCTTATGACGATGTAGTGCCAGCTGTTTTCATATCTACTGCGACTATGGAGAATGTACCATTTGCTTTTGGGGGCATGCAAGAAACCCAATGCTCAGTAAAAGCAGTTGTTTTAGCTGAAGATACATATCAATTAGATGGAGTTTTATCTATTTTTGCAGACTCAAGAGATGAGGATATTACAGAGCTTCCTATGACTGGATATCCAATTACAGAGCTAGGAGATTTAAAAGGCGGCTCTTATAATTATACTGGATTTATAGATTCTTATTCATCAGAACAAGGATTTTATGTAAATTCAGTTAGAACTTCTAAATTAACCGATAGAGATAGGAAATCATTAGCGCACGAATTGTACGTGGGTTTTATAGATTTTGACATACATAAACACAGATTCCGATTTAACTAATTTCATATTTTTCAACTAAAACTGTAAACAAAGTAAAGAATTTTTATTATGGCCAGAAACAGAGTAATTTATCAATCAGAGGCACTTTATATAAGTGAAGACGCATCATTATTAGCTGCGGGAAATCATAAACAAGTAGAAAGAGTCCAGAGCGCTAATTTTAGCTATACAATCAATAGACAGGATATCAACCAATTTGGTGAGCTTGCTAGAATTGATTCAGTTATACTAGACGCACCTACTGTCAGTACAGATTTTTCATACTATCTAACAGATGGTTTTAACGAAAGAGCTTTAGGCTTTTACGTAAAAACTGGTGGAGGATCGAGAACTAACGACGTTCAGTTCGCATCAGGACACATGATTGGAAGTTCTGGAAAAAATCTTTTCATCATAACAGGTCCAGAAGGAAAAGATTTAAATGGAGAAGGCGCTCTCAGCACTGAGGATAGCGCAATTGGTATAGGAAACTGTTATGTGAGTGATTATACTATTGATTTAGCAGTAGGATCTATTCCAACTGCCTCTGTAAGTTTAGAGGCTGCAAATGTTCGTTCCGATGCAAGTTCCGATGCTATTGATAACCCAGCAGTTGATCAGGAAGCAGGAACACCGATGGCTGGAACAATTAGCCTACCAGATCCTACATCTGGACCAAGCTCTATTAAAGCTTTACGCCCAGGAGATATAACAGTTAGTTTATCTAACTTTGAGGGCGATACTATAGCTGATTTGAATGGCGCTGGAGCAGCTCATGTTCAAAGTGTTTCAATAAACATGCCTCTTTCAAGAAGCCCATTGCAGAGATTAGGAAGCAGATTCCCATTTGCTCGTGAGCCTGATTTTCCAATCAATGTAAGTATGTCTGTAAGTGCGATAGTTAATGAGGAAGAAGCTATGAATTTAGCTTCTAAATTAACAGCTGCCGCTGCAAACGCCACAGTAACTCTTAAAAGTAAAGGTTCAGGCGCTACTGCTGGAACCGATGCAATGATTTTCGATCTAAAAGGAGCGAAAGTTGATAGTGAGAGCATGTCATCAGCAATCGGATCTAACAAAAGTGTAGATCTAACTCTTTCTGCACAAATTGGAGGAATAGGTGATACATCTGCTGGATTGTTTGTAAGTGGAGCTAATACTACTACAGCTTTTGAATAAGATTTAATTCAAAAAACAATATGAATTTTAAATTTAACAAAGATTCTTCTTTGGAAGAAGAGCTTGAAGAAGAGCTTGAAGAAGAATTTGAGGAAGTCGAAGAGATCGAAGAGGTCGAAGAAGTTGTTGAGCAACTAAAAAGCGACTCATTAAAAGACATGTTTCCTCTAATTGAAGACTTAAAAAATAAAATTAAAAAAGGAACTGAAGAAGAAGTAGCAGAAATTTGCGCTATCGCTGGAATAGAAAAAACTGATTCAGCAATGCTAGATCTTTGCGATATATGGAGGAACTCATAATGGCTATTAAGAAAACAAAAACCCCAGTTGTTAAAAAACAAGCTCCTAAAAAAGCTGCAACCCCTAAGACTGAAGCTAAGCCTAAAGCTAAGCCTGAGCCTAAGTCTAAGACTCCTACTAAAGCTAAAACAGCAGGAGAACTTCTTGAGGCTTTTGCTACCGAAGCAGGTGGAAAAGATGCCGCTACAAAAGCAAAGCTTAAGATTCAACTTAAAAAGGATCTAGCCTCATTAAAAGCTAAATAAAACAAACCCCGTTACGACGGGGTTTTTTATTAGTAAGTTAACCTACCGCTGCCATCAACTCCGTGCAGTTGTCTAGGCTGTGCCTGATAAATATTGTAACTAGCCGATAAACGCTCTATATTAGCCAGAGAATCGTTTGCAAGCCCTCTATAGACCTTTGATACCTCATTACGGTTGATAAACGATACGGAGCTTTCTCCGTCCTTTAAAGATAAAATATTATCTCCGCTAACTGAAGAATCAGTTATACCTCTTAAAGCGTTCCTTGACTGTTTAGTATAATAATTGTAAAGATAAAGCTCTTTTAATATGCTTTGAGCTTCAATATCAATTACTCCATACGTGCCGCTTGCTGTTGCACCATTAAAATCTGTATAGATATAATTATTTAATCTACCCAAATTTTCAAATAACCATCCACTAACTGAGGCTACTGTGGCTATTCCAGTGTCACTGTCAAACTCTGTTTCTACAATTCCTGAAGCTAAATCTTCTAAAGCGGTCATGTAAGTTATTACACTAAATACCTAAATCTTGTAGCATTTTAATAGTGCTCGCATGAACTGGATTATTAGGGTCTAACTCTGGCTGCTTTACAGGGTTTGGGATTATGTTTCGCCGATTGTTTCTTGTATAAGCTTTAAACTCTTTTAGCAAAGCCGTCTTTAATCTGGACCTATCTAAATGAGGGTTTAAACCCGCTTTCTCAGCCATTCTCATCATGTCAGTTAGATTCATTGTCTTAAGCTCATCTTCAAAGATATCCAGTTCATTAGTTTTAAAAGGGCTTAATTGTTGAACTCCAAGAGCTATTTCAAGCTGTTTTATTTTTTCTTTATAAGCAGCTGTATTGATCTCGCCCCTCTCTCTCATTTCTTGAATCTCTTCAACAATACCTTTTTTTACAGGTTTCTCTTGTCCTGTAGTGACCTCATCATATGGTTCTTTTTCTTCACTCATATAGTATTATATACACTTAACTAACAATTTAAACAAAAAAAAGGCCACCTCTTTCGAGGTGACCTTTCAGTTATGAGTAACAATTGAAGATTAATCAGCTGCTCCAATAATCTTACCTACAAGAACTCTATTGTCAAGAACTACTCGTCCTTCTTCAATAGATCCGAAATATCCGATCTTGTTCTGGCGTATGCTGTACTGGTCGTCAGCAATGAGGTTAAACTCACTAGGACTATCCTCGTCAACAGCAACTGCGCGGATAAGCGAGTCTTTTGCGCGATCAACACCAAGGATGAAATCATCAGTTGCGGTGTTGAAAGTGATAGCTACAGATGATCCATCTGGATTGTAATAAGTAGTTGAACCAGCGGCAGTGTCAAATAGAGTATTGAACTTCTGGCTTTTTCCAAGCTCATTGATCTCCATAATTCCAAGACCGTAAAACTCAGGAATACCTGCGTTACGGAAAATGTCCATACGAAGTTCATCAGGAGCTGCAAGACCGTCTGTACTACCTGGGACTGATCCGTCTGCATCCTGAGAGTTAATTGGGTTATAAGCCAAAGCACGAATATCTTGAACAACTTCTGGTGAACAAACAAGGTCAGTTAAACCTTTTGTACGAGTTGTTGGAGTACCACCAATGAATGAAGTATTAATTCTCTTAGCAAGAGTAAGAAGGTCATTCATGTCAGCAAGTGTAAACTTGCCAGCAATTCGGTTAGTTTGAACGTGCGCTTTGCTGTTTGTAGTAGCATTTGCTACGGCGGTCATAAGCAATGTAGCTGAAGTAGTTTCCTGCTTAATTAAGATTTCCTGTGCAACACGAGTAAAAGTCTTGCTTACAACGTCCATGCGGCTTTTAGCAGCATAACGACGATCAAAACTCACAGCACTATCAAGGCTATAAGTAGCAAGTTTCAACTCAGATGCAGTTGGAAGAACTTGGTTAGTTGGGAGACCACCAGCATGACTTTGACTGTAAACCTGAACATAATCTTCATCAGAAATGTTGTAGTAAAGGTCTAAAGGTATGCTTGGATTATCATCAGCATTAAACTGAAGTGACTGGAACAGATTACTCACAGTTGGAGCTTGGTTAAGAACCTCAGCTAAAACTGGTCCGATAAATTCGGCAAGAGCAACCTGAGCCTCATATGCAATAGTTTTATTGCGAGAAGCCATTGCTTTTACAAGCTCGACCTGCTCTGGGGTGCGTTTTAAAGTAATTTTCATTTTGTAAAATCCTTTCTAAAAATTAGTTACAATCAAAAGAGATTATGATGTAATTGCCAGCGAACTGATCAGTAGTTGGTCCTTCGCTTACGCGAATTCCTGTACCGAGAACGTGTCCGAAGACTTTATCCTCATCTACTAAATCACCAGTGGTAATTGTTGTTGCAGAAACAGTGGAAAAACCAGTGATTTTACCAGCGTTTGAAGAAAGCTTAATTCTATTTCCTGGAGAATAACTTGTGATAGGCCCATCAAATGCAGAAGAACTTAGAGTAAAGATTCCTTTAGTTGCGATAGGTACAGCTTGTCCAGGTAGAACGGCTTGAAGTTCAGTTTGCTTAGTCGGATTGTAAAGCAATTTCTCGCCATTTTCATCATTCTTGGCAGTCTGAAGAAGTGTCATACCAATGGCGTGATCTTCATCTTTAGCTCCTGTAATTTTAAGATTAACTTCAGGGTACATTTTTGTTGTACCTAAGAACGGAAAGCTGCTATCACCCAAATAAGAATTTGTTTGATACTCAACAGGTTCTTTGTCGAAGTTACCGTCAGCCACTTTAACGAAAACGCCAGCATCACCAGCGCCACTATCAGTGGTAGCGTCGAGAACATCACTTCCGATAACGGAAAATAAGTTCACGACATCATGATCAGAGTATTGTCTGAAAGGTAGAATTCGTAATCCCATAATTTTATTTTAGTTAAATTAAAGTTTAGTTAGTTAAGAAATTTCAATATTTTCACGCTTGAAGGCATCTCTGAATTTTTCAACCAAAGATTTATCTTCAGATGCGACTGCTTCATTCCCATTAGGAATTTCAGAATCAGTTATCTCAGCGTCATCAAGTGCTTTTTCAACCTCAACTTCCTCAGAAGCATTTGAGATTCTTTTAGCGACCTCTTCGTCGATACGCTTTTCGATATCTTCCTGAATTGAAGCTTGAGCCTCTTTATTTTTATGTCTCCAAAGAACTTCTAATTTTGAAGCAAAAGAAGTGAATTCTTCATCTCCACCGAGGCTTTTAAGCTCATTAGCTAAAAATTCACGGTCTTGGTCGTCAAGATCATATGACTGATCAATAGAATCCATTCTCTCATTGAATCGAGCTATAGCTTCCTCAGCCTTTTTCTCGCTTTCAAAAACAGAGATGCGCTCATTTGCTTCTCCTAATTTTTCCTCAAGCTCGGCTACTGAAGACTTTAGATCCTCATATTCTTTAGCGATTGTTTCTTTTTGATTCTTAGCTTCCTCAATATCTGCACGGTATTGCTCATCCCGTTGTTTAATTGCATTAGAGAAAGTGTCAGTCATTGAAGCGATAGCTTCTTGTGAAAATTTCTTTTCAATTAGAAGCTCTTTAAGTTCTGAAATAGTGTTTTCTAGTTCCATAGCGTGTATATCCTTTTGGTTGTTTACATTTAAATTTAAATTTTGTGAAATTTTATCACGTTTATCGTTTATAAAAATTTTCTCTGTCTCGGCTTTATCAGAATATAAGCCTTTTACATCAGCGGCTGGGTTCATAGTATAAGCAATGCCTAAAGGAAATATTTTACCAGTGATAAGCCTATATATATCCTCACCTTTATCGGTTTTACCATTGCCGCCATAGCTTCTTAAAAAACCCTTCATTTCATCTATTTTTTCAGGGTCTGAGATTATTTTTGAATCCTCAAGATTATCACTACCTACAGCTAAAACAAAATTGCTGAATCCCACCTCCCAACTCGCAGAAACTTTTTGAAAAGCTGGGTCTTCTGGATCTAAAGATTTTTCTACAAGATTAGTGAAATCTCTGTTTACTGATTTGTAAATAACTGCTCCTAAAGCTATATTAAAAGGATTTTTTTTATTTTTAATATCTTCGGCAGTTAAAATTTCATTAGTTTCAATATTGCTAAATCCAGCATCTACGATATGCCCAACTATTTTCTGTTTATTATGTTCTATGTTTGTTGGTTTATGAACGAAATTTGGAGTATACTCAATAGCGGTAGCGGTTGACATTCCATCGCCATTTCTATTAAATTTATTTACAACAGCCGCATTAAAAGCCACACCCAATAAATCAACATTACTTTTGTAATCTATATCTTTTGGCACGAGTGGTGCTAGATTACTCAATGAAGCCTCAGATATTAGAGAGGCTTTGTTTATCTCACAAATTGAAATTGGACACTCAAAAGTTGTTTTGTATTTATACTCCATTAAGATTCTTTCGTACTATGATGTAAAATTGCAGATGGATATAACTCTAGATTATGCTTTGCAGATATTGATAAAACCTCTGTCAAAGTTTCTAGATTTTCTATCTCATCAAGGTTATTTACACAGGAATCAAACCTTTCGGCCCAAGATTCTTCATTTTCAGAACACACTATGGATTCGCACAGTTCAGATAGAACATTCTCCATTGATTCAGAGATTTCACCTTTTGCGCTTTTTTCTGCAAGTTTTCCTCTAGATTCATTTATAAAATCATCTATTTTGTATAGTGTTCCTTGTATATTTTTTCTAGAGTATGTCGATCTTGAAACGGGTATATCTACTGTACCCTCAGGTCTGCCAGCTTGACTAGGAGTTTTTGTTTTTGGGCCGTCAGATTCCATCATAGGAACACCCCCAACTAAAGGATTATAGAAACCCTCTTTCCGCTCTTCGATAAATGTTTCTTGTGCTGGAGAGATGTTCTCTGCCTCAGGGAACCTACCATTATGGAACATTTCCATGCCCTGTTGCGGCGTAAGTATACCAAGCTCCATCAATCTGGTGGAAACTCTCATTAATTGAGTTTCATCCCTCATATCTATATCTTTCATCTTTACTTGTGGGTAAGACCTAAAACCAAGCTCAGATGCGATTCTTTTTACTTCTTTCTGTAAAAAATCATTTAAAAATCCATTTCTAGACTCTTTTAATCTATCAATAAATATTTGAGCTTTAACTTGAGTAGAGTTATATTTTTCTTCGCCTACAACTATATTCTGTAGTCCTTGTTTTATATCCTCATTAAGTATCTTATATTTATCTGGCCCCAAGACTCTATTAAGCTCTGGTATTATAAATTCTGCCTTGGTGGTGTAATCAGAAACTAAAACTCTGCCGACACTCTCATTTTTAAATAAGTTCTGCATGGCTGCCAAATTATTAGCATTAACTCCACCCTTGTCTGGATCAGAACCCATAGTGATAAGCAAAATCACATTTTCTACAGTTCTTGTAATTGCTTGATCCATTTTCTTTAGTTCCATTTTAGCATTTATGTCATCTAAAACTGGGAAACCAAAAGGCACAGCAAAAGGCTCGTAATCTTGTTTTTTATAAAATGAGTAGGATAATTTTTCTCCTTCAAGATGCATACTGACACCCCTAGTTGTATATCCGCCATCTTTTATAAGTTTTTTAGTGCGCTCATCAAAACTATCAAATAAAGCTTGTTCTTCAGTTGTTTGTGGGTCTCTAAGTCTTGCTAACTCATATTCAGACAAGACCTTTTCATACGCGTTACTTGAAAAGGTTGATGAACGTTTAGTTGTTATATCATACGGATTAAGTAAGACATATTTTAAAGGCAACCTATTCCCAGCGGGATTAATTGCACCAACTTGATTTATAATTTTTGCATAGTCATCAGCCTTAAAACTTCCATCCATTCTGTACAAGAATACATTTCCACTACGATAATATTCTCTAAAATACTGATCTTTTATATTTATGAGGTTTATCCTCCTAAACCACTCTTCAAAAAATTCCCTACTTTTTCTAGACCCACCCTCTAAGTAGACATCTGTATTCGTAAACTCAGACATTATATCAATAGCATTTCTAAAAACTGCTACATTTGCATATGCTTTCTGGCAAAGCTCTATAGCGTCACGAACATTTACTCCGTCAGATGAATATTCATAAGGAAGCATTCCTACAGCAATGCTAGAAAATCTATTCCTAAGATTTACAAGCGCTGCTCTATTTCTCCTTGATCCAGAAAAAGAGCTAGTGCTAGCAGACTGCCTCCTAGCCTTAGATACTTCATTAAAAGACGCATCAGATGTGTAAAAAGGCTCACCTAATAAATCAGGTTCTATTTTGCCATTTTCTCCTACAGGGACATATGTTCTTGTCTCTTTGTTGAATTTATTCCAATATTCTGAACGTTTGGTATATTTTCTCTTAGCCATAACAATATTTTGTTTTACACTTAAAGTTAACTTTCAACTTTTAAAAGTTAAGAAATAAACATAGGGGTGAATGTAGCTTGATTATTGTTTTCATTAAAGTCTTGCATATCATAGTAAATATTCATCATCCAGTTACCTAACACTAAAGCTGAATAAGAGTCTTTTCTAGCTTTGTCAGCACCTTTTTGTTTTCTGAGTGTTGGAGGTAAATCAAAGCTTTGAGTTCCCTGAGTAGAAGTTGTTATTTGTACAAGAGCACATTGAACTTTAATTAGATCCATCATATCCTTCTGATGCTCTACGAAATCAATCATTCTCGCACCTTTTCCACCTTTTTCGTTGGGGTCATTTCTAATGAACTTTAATTGCTCAATAGGGACTCTAGATT